TCCAGCACTAAAGTGTACCGGAGAGTAAAGCCTCTCGACGACGAAGAGCATAGCTCTAGAGCATGACTCATGGAAAGTAAAAAATCCTTTTCCCACGGCATCAGCTCATGTTTGGGCTCCCACCATCTTAAGTAAGAGTTCGCTTCGGAGAAACTGTAGTCATCAGGCTTAATCAAAACCGCCCGAGGACGCCACAGCTTCTCTTCCACTCCTTGATACCAGGGCTTACAATTCCCTGGACCAAGTAATAGGGACGATCGATTCGTCTCGTCCGCTACGTGTACTCCGTGATTCCGCTCTCGTCGAACCCTACGCCGAATCTTCGTTACGAAGATATCGTTCCGCCAGCCAATAAAACGGCCATCGGGCGAATGAGGTAAGGGACCAAGAATCGTCTCCACGTGATCATGCATCAACCACGCAGCCCGGGTATACCCGGCCTCCAAAAGCGAATCGCTTAGAGCGATCCAACTGAGGAGGGACTCTGCATCACCTTTACTCCGCGGCATAGGCGCTTTAATGCGAATCGGTGAAACCGATACGCCTTTATATGCGTCGACACCGCAACTTTCTCGGAAGTGGCCTCGCCAAAAGCTTTTGGTTTTGTTAACTTTCAATCCAAATAGCTCTAAGACGCGAATCACTTCTTCAGCATCGTTCGAGGGGCACTCGATGTCATCACCATAGACAAAGAGCTTCTCAGCGCACTGTTGAAGGGACCACTTATCATGTTTACAATAAAGCGCAGCCATTCCTAGAGCCCAAAAGGTCAGGGCCTCAACAGGAAAACACACTGCCGAACCCATCGGCGCGAACTTCTTCATTACGAACGTACGGCTCGGTATTTTAACACCCGGGCGAAGTTCCAAGGCAGGGATAAAACAATGCCCTGTGCGCGATGATTCTAGTCTACGAACTATGTTACTGGGCCATATGGCACGTACAAGAGCAAGACTATTACGATCTGAAGCCTTTGAAAGGTCTAAAGTCGCATAGCTTCTGGTTTGAGATGATCTCAAAGCAACAGCACCATTAACACGTTGGTTGGTGAAACAAACGTGCCCTCTGGTAAGAGGGTGGTGTTCGACATGCTCGTACAAGGCTAACCTTTGCCCCTGCTGGATTCGCATCCGCAGGGCGTTCTCGACATTGATGAGACGTGCTTCGACGCAGGTTTTTGGAACTGCAGTCATCTTAGCAACAAAGTCATTAACCGGGAAATCTGGAGAAACTCCATAGTCAGTGAGTTGAAGTCCACTAATACGCGGACCCGACAACATTGACGATTCCCAGTCGTGTAAGTAACCTTCAGATCGCATAGCGGGGGAACCACAAAAATATTCCCCCGAATCGTACTGCTCTTCCAGCGTAGAGTCATAGGGAATGAAATACTTCTCCCACGGCTCAGCTGCTGGGTAAACAGCGCCACGGCCTGACTTCGGGCGGATCTCAGATAGATCCAAGGAACCCAAAACGTCATGCAAGGCTTTGCTGGCATAATGCAAGAACCTCCCCTCTTCCGGCGAAGTAAACCTCTCCGGAAGTTTTCCGTCATCGTCAATCATCTCCGCAATTTGGGAAGCCAGCACCTCATTTGAGAATGGGGCCTTATACTTTCCAAATATGGCACAAATTTGATACAGTGCCTTTAAAGCGGCAGCCTCAACCACAGAATCATTCGAAAAGAAGATCCTGCTCTGAATACCCTGGAGGAAACTAGGGATCTCAGATTGGTATTTGGCCCTCGTAGATCCAAAACATCGGATCGAAAAGGAACCAACGAACGCAGAAGTGCCCACTTCTAGAGCACGCAAGGTGTCTTTAAAGAAGCGGGGCATGGTCTTCGACAGGAAAGCTATGCCTTCATGTCTGAACCTAAAATTAATAATTTCTCGATCGTAGGCTAGATTCAGATCTAGCATACGTTCTACGTCGAGAACGAGTGCATCAAGGAGGGACAAAAGAAAGTCAAACTCTCCTTCGTCTTTAGGCGTTAAATCTTTCCCATCAATCATGGTAGGTAAAGACTCCTCCATCATGGCCGTGGCATTACCGCAACGGAATTAGCCACTGTGAGACATCAATACTCACCGATCAATATCCGCTGAAGATTATCATCAGCGAGAAGCCAGGTCAAACCACCACGAATCAGTGCTTGTAAGTCAGCCACTTTTAAATTTGGCTGCATTGGCTGATCAAAAACCAGGTGAAATTTCTGGGTGTGGGGTGAGCCTGTCGTTGCATCCGTCGTCGTTTCAGAAAACTCCAAAAGACCACGATCCCGTTTTGCCTTCTCTTCATGAGAAATGCGCAAACCGGCCTGACCACTTGTCAGGGCAGCGGTACGAATCTTGCCTTGCGGCAAGGTACCAGTTTCATTATACGATCGTGTTACGGAACCAACTGCAATTGATAAGTTGCTAGAAAGAGCCATGAGGATTCCTCCATCATTTAGGTGTGTCGTGACTGTAGAATTAGCTACCTACTGCGCAGCAACAGCCACATCAATGCTGCACCGTAGGAAAACTGCATAAAACTTGGCATTTTAAACCAAGGCAGGAGAGACGACAGAGCGTCCGGACCAACCGTCCTCGTGTACGATCCTGATTCCACGATGAATTCGTGGTCGCCCGTAAAACAGGGCCAATGAAGACGTCGCATCAGAATTGAATACGACTTTACGCTAACTGACATATCGGAGAGAGTCACCTTAATTTCGTCAGGATCAGTATTCTTCAGCCACGAAAAGATTTTATACGTGTTGAAGAACCAATCGATAACAAAACTAAAAGGGAGCATCTCCCAGAGCGCATCCAAGTCAAGATCTAAGTCCCAGCTTTGTAATACACGAAAGATCTGATCACTGAGCACGTTTAGCATCGGTGGCATTTCGTAAATGAAAGCACCAGTCACGTTAATGACGTGACCTTGAGAAATGAAGTCAGTATAGCCTGCCCTAACCGGACAAGCAACACTGCTGGACCCCTCGACACACCATTGCGGTGTGATCGGTACGAAGTCCTTTTGCACGGTTTTTGTCGGAATATTGACCCGACAATGCCGTGTTATCTTCTTATTTGATGCTGCGACAAGTTCCGTGAAATGAGTACGCGCCTTCAGAAGACGCTTGTTTATACTCAAAATGTCGCCTACAAGTGGTCTCAATACAAATGCGTTTACGAGATGTTCGCGAGCAAGAGCATCAATAGCCCCTGCTACGGACAACTGTATAACACGTGATTCAACCAAGGTGAGAATATCTCGCGCCTCCTTAAGAAAAACGAAGAGGTCGGGCGAGTCCCCTTGTAAACTGGGGAGTAAATCTTCCCACTTCTTACCAACACGCGTCCAATCGCTATTTGTAATAGGATTGACTCCCTCAATAAATGTTTGATCATTCAAGAGGAAGTAAGACGCACCATACAAGCTGGTCACAGAGTCGCCAACTTTATATGCCGAACCTACAGGACAACCAGCAGGAATCGTTCCGTTATACGGATACGGTCTGCAATTAGTTCTCTTCACGTAGGTGTGCGTGCAAGGCTTGAAAGGCCAAATGCCCGCACCTCGGGGTTGGTACTTGTCAATAAACGTCGATGCCTCTTCAGTCACCGTCCATGATCCGACGGGTGTTCTTGCATCCAAAGGCCTCCAGGAGGCCCAACGCGTACCGCCTACTTGAAAAGTTTGCGGTGCCTCACCCTTATGACGTACTCGGTCAGGTAAAGGTTCAGCAGTAAAAACATGAATTGGCATAATTGGTAGTGAGCCTCAG